GAATACTTTAACACGGCTGGGTTTGTTCCTCCGGTTTTGGAGAACCATCCGCGTGAGGTTTCAAAGTTGAATTTTTCCATCACATTGGATCCTGTTGGTTTTGATGTTGCCGCTGCTGATTTGCGTGACCATTTCTTTGGTCTTGTGAACACAATGGTTAACAGAAAAATGGTGCCAACTTTAGGGTGTATGACCCGTCCACTGACAATTGAAGAATGTTATGTTGGGAGACAACTTGATCCTGAGACTGTATTCAGAGCGTTTGGTGAAGAAGAAGGTTCAGGTGTGCGCATGCTTGAGGGCAATGCGGCACTGAATTTTCAAACTAGTCTGGGAAGTTTGCCTTTTGGTGGTTCAAAAACAAATGTTATGGAGAATATCATAGGAGATGATGCTCATACACTTGAGTGGAAGAATTTGGATGTGCTGAAATATATTGAGGCCACCTGTGATGAAATTGCGAAGGGAATTGTCCCTGCGTGGCAATTCATCACCCTTTTTGTTAAGGATGAGGTGTATCCTGTCAAGCCAGATGCTGATTATTCCAGGAAATTGGAAGGTTTTAAACCCAATATGTGTCAACAGAATCGTAAAGCAATGAGTGCTGCATGGTTCGATAATGATTTGGACCTCGCGTCTGCTGAAGGCGAGAATTTTGTGCCCTTGAAGACTCATCTCAAGAACGCTCATGGTGCCTCTGGAGAAAAAGTGAAGATTCGTCTGATCTCTATTCTTCCTGCTGGTATCAATACAGCGTTCAAAATGTGGTATGGTCCTATTTGTGCCTTGATTGTCTCAAATCCAATTGCTTTTGACACTGTGTGTGGTATCAACATTGTCGGTCCTGAGGCTGAACGAGTGCTCTATCATGTCGTAGCGGGTACTTGGAATGAGGAACTTGGCTGCTACATGGTTTTTGACGCAGATGTTCATTCTTGGGACAAACTTATGCCAAGGTGTGCAATTGTTGCAGTTCTTGAAATCTTGGCTGAGGCCACAATGCGATTTCTCTGGCGTGAATGGATGCGAATTCCTGAAAATGATGAGAAGGCTAAGAAATCTTTTGCCGCGACCGCCGCTTGGGCGGCTAAGGCACTGATTTATGTCTATGGTATTCTTTTCAGGAATGATGGTTCAATTCATTCAGGGTGGTGGCTCACTTTGATGGTCAACAATATGATTAACCAGTTGTTGCACCGCTACTCCTTTTATATGTGGGCCGAGGAGAAAGGTATCCCCATTAAAGAAGTATCACCATTTGATAATTTTGTTTCAATGATGGTGTTAGGGGATGATTCCTGGACTGGGGTCCGGAATACACTTATCCCAATCTGCAAGAAATATCGCTGTGAGTTGTACAGCATGTTGGACTATGCACGTATTATGGGAAAGTGTGGGCTGTTTGTCACACTGGCTAACAAGCTTCCCAAGCTTGTTGCTTATCAGCCCCCCAGGGATTGGGTTTTGCTCAAGAGGAAGTTCCGTTTCAAGAAAGTCTTGATTGACGGAATTACGGAAGAAATTGTTGTGGCTCGTTTGGAGCTTACGTCCATTGTGAGACCTTTGATGGTTATGGATAACAATTTACCCATCCCAAAATTTGAGTATTATGCGGGTACAGTTGACCAGGTTTTGAAAGAAATGGTGCTGTATAAATTTGCCCGCTTTCAACTTGCCCATACGCTTATGCGGACATGGGATAAACCAGGTTGGAATGGACACGATGAGGATGATCCCGAATTTCATCGTTACCGCAAATGGGAAACCGCTCAGAAGGAGTATGTAATAACCAGAGATTGGTTAGTAGAAGCTTTTGAGGCAGGAGGGTTTGAGAGAATCCTCTTTTTGCGTCGTCGACATCCCAAAGACTACAAACGATTGTCTTTGTTGTTGGTTGATGACGATAGGTTGAGTCCGCACCTGACGGGTCCACTGGACTGTCAAGTTGACTCCTTGTAATTTTGATCCCTGCAGTAGGTTTCGCTTGCCCTGTAGATGCATTGTCACATTGTATAAAGCAACCCATAGATCCGCGCATGATTGAACAGCAGTGCGTTTCTTATTCCTTGTTTACAGAACTTGAAAACATATCTTCCGTCGCAGATGTCACGACCCATCAGACATTTGCATTCGACGACTCCGAGCAGCAATTTGTTGCGACGGTGAAAGGTCAAAATGATCGTACTTACGATTTCGGTTCCACCTCAGATGTGGAC